CCGCTCCCGCCTCGATCGCCGCCGCCGCCTCGACCCGCGTGGTGCGGTGCCCGGCACCGGGGCGGCGCGCGCGCTGAAGCCCAATCTGATAGTCACGCGCCGGGTCATAATGCGCAAGCGTAATCGTCTGCGGCACGGTTTCGATCGCCGCCAGCTTGCGCGCGCGACGGCTGCCCGGACGGTCGGCCCCGGCCCCCGCATCGTCAATCACCCGGTCGGGCGTCGCGTCGACGCGCAGCGCCAACTTCCCGCCGACCGGCGCAAACCATGCCCCTGTCATCTCGGCCAAACTGCCCAGCACCCCGCGCGCACTGTCGCCATAGGCCGAAAAGCCCGGCAACGCCTCGCCAATCCCCGCGCCTGCAACCAGCCCCTCTCCCAGAGCCTCGGCAATCGTCCCGACCGGCACCGGCGCCTCATCGGCGACCAGTTCGAACGTGAGCGACGGGATGCGGTTGCCGAAATCGCCCAGCGGCAGATCCTCGAACACCGCATAGGCAAGCCCGCGATGCGCCGGGGCCAATGCCCCTTCGGCCGCCGCGATCAGCGGGTCGACCCCCTGCCCCTCGCCACCCTGATGCAGGCGAAAGCCGGTCATCACCTTGAAATCGCCCTCTGCCCCGCGCAACAACGTGCCATCGGCCCAGATCCGCCCGACCCGCGCAACGCGCCGCGCCGAGAGCAACACGGCAAAGGACGCCGAGTAGCTATAGACGTTGGTGCCCGGCTGCCCCTTGCCGTTGCTGCGGCTGGCGCGGCTTTCGATGAGGTCGGTGGACCAGATTACCGTGCCCGCCACGCGCATCGTCCCAAAAATCCTGGGGATCTGGCTTCCGTAAGAGGAAGTCTGCACCGACAGGTCGGAAAGCCGCGGGCCCTCGCGATTGGGGCCTTTCAGCAATTGGCCGTCGATTGCCTGCCCCGCAATCGCGCCAATCGCGCCGCCAATCGGCCCGCCAAACACCGTGCCCACCACGCTCAGCAGCAAAGTCGCCATTAATCCTCTCCCCGTTGCCGCCACCGGCCCAGCACGGGCCAGGGCACCGGCCCTGGCCGCTCGACCACCCGGCGCAGCATCGCATCGGCGTGGATGACGCCCGCGCCGCTATCGATCGCCAGATGCAATTGACCGGGTCCGCTCGCGCACAGCAGCAAGTCGCCTGCCCGCGCGTCGGCTATCGGCATAAGGCCGAAGGCGTCGATCATCGCCGCCACCCGCGCCGGATCGCCACCGCGCAGCGCATAGCCGCTCGGAACCGTTGCCTCACCCAGCGCGATGGCGGCCAGCCCGACGCAATCCAGCCCCGTCGCCGGATCGCGCCCGTGCAGCCGGAACCGCACACCGATTGCGGCCCGCGCGGCCGCCACGACCGCGCTCATCCGCCGGGATAGCGTGTCAGCAGGTCGATCCCAGGCAAAAACGGCTCGCCCCGGAAATTGGCGGCATTGGCAAAACGACCCGCGCACGTCGCGATGCTCTTGTCACAGCCCTGTGTCACCTGAACCAGATCGCCGGGGGCGGGCGGAATGCGCGGTGCGCTGCGCAGCCGGATCTCCGCGCCGTCCGAACTGTCGATGGCGGCGGCCAGCCCGACACTTGCCCCGCTGAACCAGCGGATCAGCCCGGCGCCATAAGCATTGGCGCGGGGCTCGACCCGGTCCAGCGTCAGCGCAGTGTCATCCACCGCGATCAGCCGGGCAAAACGGCGCCGCCCCGCCATCGCCACCCGGCACCGCCGATCGCCCAGCTCGGCGCGGCATTCGGGCGATGTTTCCTCCACCACCGGCCGGTCGAGCAACGCGCTTGCCCCGCGCAATTCGGCGGTGAACGCATCGCCCCGCGTCTCGACAGCACCGATCAGCCCCTCGCCCAGCTCGACGCGCCCTTCTGCCCCGGTCCAGTCGACCGCGAACAACATCACGCGCGCGCCATCCCACCGCCCGGCGAGCAGGTCGCGCGCGCTAATCGCCGCACTGGTCAGCGCGCCCGCCACGTCCATTGTATCCGCCTCCAGCCCGTCGCTGCGCTTGATCGCTGACGGGGTCATGCCGGGTGCCGCGCGGTGGACAACGCCGTCGATCATCAGATCGCGGTCATGGTTGGTCAGCGCGATCGTCACGCCGTCGCGCCGCTCGATGCGCCAGCATAACGCGGTGGTGGTCAGCTCGGCGGTCAGCATCAGTCTTCCCGGATTTCGATAAGCGGGACCGAAGGGGCTGCCCCTGCCAGGAACGTCGCGCGCGTAACGCTCAGCGCATCCTCGGCAAAGCGCACCGGCACGTCAAAGCGAAATCCCGCGCCCACCGCCGCGCCTGCTCCGGGCGCTGCGTCCAATACTACCCAGCCGCCAGCCGTCACCGTAAACGCCGCCGTCTCCACCCCGCCCACGGCCACGCGCACGCTGCCCGCAACCGGGCGGGTGATCCGCCGCACCCCCTCGCCATAATGCTTCACCAGCGCAAAGCGGGTGTTGATGCCGTCGCCAGCGCCAATCGGCTGATCGGCGGCGGTCACGGTTTCGGCCGAGGCGTTGTCGAACGGATCGCGCAGCCGAAAGCCGCGCGCCGGACCAAACCGCGCCCGAAAAAAGCTCAGCAGCGCGGCGATATCGGCCTCAGAGCGCACCCCCGGCCCCACATCATAGCGGGTGCGCGCCGCCGACCAGCTCGCGTTGCGCGCCTCATGCCCGCCCGCACTCGTCACAATCGCGGTGGAAAAAGTCGGCGCGACTTCCGCCTCGCGCCCCAGTGCCAGCGGAAACAGCACATCGTCAAAGGGTTGCACGTCGCCTTCCTCCCCATTTGCGTCGATATCGAAATGGATAAAGCCGTCGCGGATTACTTGCGGCAGTGCCCAGATGAACGTGCGCGCGACACCACGCGCGCGCGCCGCATCGGCGGCGGCATCGATCGCCTGCCACTGCCCGGCCTGATCGGGGCGGAGCACGAAACCGCTCAGATAATGTTGCGCGCTTGGCGGATAGCCAAGCCGCTCGGTGGCGGCTGCCGCCCCGCGCGCGCTGCGGCTGGTATCGCCAGAGGTTACCCAGTCATAATCCTCGAGCTGCAACACATCAAAGGCTGGCGACGCCCAGCCAAGGGGCAGGTTCATCCGCGCTACCTCTGGCGCTGTGGGGTCGAGCAGGCTGGGGAGATAGGCGAGCACCAGCGTTTCGCAGTCGGGCGCACGCGCCCTGACTGCGGCGGTCAGCGCGGCCGTTGACGCTGCCAGAAGGGCGCCCGCGGCATCGAGGAGCGCGACAGCGGCCGCATCCTGCGCCCCGCGCACATTGATCGCGGCCGGGTTGCCGAGCGCCACCCGCGCGGCGTCATCATATAGGCACGGGCGGCCATCGCCCATCACCCACCACCACGGCTCACCCACCTGAAATTTCGGCGCAAGGCCCGCCGCTACCGCAATATCGACAAACGCGACCGCGACCGCGCGCAGATAGCCCATCGCGCCATCATGCGCGGGGCTGAGCAGGGTGGAGGGCGGCACCCACCCGGTCAGCGCGGGCGATCCATCGGCGGCGCGCTGCTTCCAATCACCCCAGCAATGCGCGTCGAACAATTCATAGCTGAGCGACCAGATCACTTCATAGCCGAGCGCAAGGGCGCGCGCGGCAAAGTCCCGGTGCCAGGCGGTGCACGCGACGTTCAGCGCGCCCCCCGCCAGGCTGGCGTAGAGCCCGCCCGAATTGGCTTCGAGCCGCAGATAATGGCTCATACCGACATAATGGTTGATCGCACCACGATAGCCGAGGTGCAGCGCCCCGCGCAGCATCCGCTCTGGCGTCAGATTATAACTGTCGTCATAGCCCGTTGCGATGCTAAAGCCATGTTCGGGAACAATGACATCACCGATGCTCAGCACCGCGCCCGGCCCGGTGCAGGCAATCGCCGTCATCTCCGCCCATGCCTCAACGGGTGCGGCCAGCGCGCCGCCCCCCGGCGCATAGCCCGGCGGGACGAGCGAGACGAACATCCGGTCGACATCGCCCGCCCACACCGGGTCCGCCTCTCCGGGGAGCAGGAACCCGCCGTCAAGTGCAGCAAAGTCGAGCCGCACCGATGCATCCTCGGGGGTCCCATGCGCATAGTTCCACAGCCGCACATACCAGGCGCGCGGCACCCCGCTCGCGTCGCGCCCCTCGATCGTCAGCGTCGGGCCATTGACGGCATCGAGCGGGATCAGCCCGGCCGAGCGCCAGCGAAACGCCAGCACGCAATCGCGAAAATCGCGCTGCGTTTCATAGGCGAGCAGCGGATGGTCGAACCGATCCTCCGCTTCCCAGATCAGCCCGGCCAGGTCATCGGCACGGTAGAACACGGCATCCACCCGCAGCGCATCGGGTGCGGTGGTGACGACGCTTGCCATCATCGGCCGCGGGAAATTGACCGTCCAATAGGCGGGGTCAAAGCGCGAGAGGAAGCCGCTTTCCTGCCCGCTGCGCGCACGCGCCAGCCAATAGCTCATGGCTGCCCCTCCACCAGCGAGGCGCGGACCGCGCGCGCAATCTGTCTGCCCGACCGCGCCAGCGCCTGCGGCTCGGTTCCAGCGGGTGCGGCAATGTTGATCGCAATGCGGATGTCGCGCGCAGGCGCAGCGCTGCCCGGCCCCGGCTCGATTCGGCCGCTGGCGGTGGGCACGAACAACTCCGGCCCGCGCTCGCCCACGACAAACGCCCGGCCCGGCGACACCGGCCCGCCGGTCGCCCGCCCCGGCGCGCCGAACAGCGATCCGACAGTGCTCAGCAGACCGCCGCCACTCGACCGACCGCCGCCCAGGATCGCATCGATCCCGCTGCGGATCGCGCTCGCGGCAATATCGGCGAGCACCGACAGCGCGACCTTGCGCAGGTCATCAAAGCCGACCCGGCCGGTCCGCGTCGCGCGCAGCAGCGCAGTTTCGATGCCCCGCCCGGCGGCATCGGCGGCACTCAACAGCGGCCCGTCAAGCTGCGCGCGCATCGCGGCAATATCGCGGGCAAAGCCGCCGGTATCGGCGCGCACCCGCACCACCAGCCGGTCAAGATCCTCATCCATCGGGAAAAGCCTTTATCAGTGCTGCGATTTCGGCCCGGTCGGGCGGCGACGGGGCATCGCCCGCCAGTGCCGCCACCACAGACGCAAGCTCCGCCGGCGTTGCCCGCCAGAAGGCGTCGGGGCTCCAGCCAAGCATCGCCCCCGCCATCCCCGCCAGCCGCCGCGCGCTGTCGGCGAAGGTGCGCCCTGTCATTGCCCCGCCAGAATCTGGCCCAACAGCGCCCGCAGCGTCGGCGTCGCATTCGCAAGCCCGGCCGCCGCCACGCCCTCGCCAAACGCCTCGCGCGTCATCCCGTCGGGCACCTCGCGCAAGCAGTGCCAGAACAACGCGACCAACTCGCCCAGCGTCAGCCGGTGATCGGCGGCGCGCTCGACCAGCGCAAACAGCGGCCCGAGCTCCTGCTCGGCGGCGACCAGCGCGGCAAAAGACGGCCGCAGCACCAGCATGACCCCGCCGATGCGGATCGCGGCCTCGCCCCTCACCGGATTGGCGGGGGCCATCACGCGCTCACCACCGGGCCGGAACTTTCCAGTGCCAGCGTGTAATTGCGTTCGCCATTATAATCGCCCGCATAGTCGAGCCGCGTTACGAGGAAGCGCCCCGTCATCGTCTCGCCGCTTTCAAAGCTCAGCCGGTAATCGTCGATCACCCCGCTCAGCGCATTGCCCTTCAGCCGCGCCTCCGCCGTCGATCCGGTAAAGATCCCCGCGCCCGACACACTGACCGAACGCACGCCCGCACCCGACAGCAAATCGCGCCATCCGCCCGAATCCTTCGACGTAATCGCCACCGCCTCGCCATTGATCTGCAGCTGCGTCGTGCGCAGCCCGGCCACCGTAGTGAATGCCGGCGGGCTGGCGCCATCGCCGATCTTGAGCAGGAACGCGCTTCCTCTTTCTGCTGCCATCGTCATTCTCCTGAAATATGGGTCATTCGGCGAACAGCCGCGCGCGGTGCTCGATCAACGCGCCCCACTGGCCCACGCCCGACCGCACGATGCGGTTGCGCACCAGCACCAGGCTGACGATCCGCCAACCGGCCAGCGCCGGGCCAATCGCCCGGATCGCCATATCAGCCGCGCGGGCAAGCGTCTGGAGCCGGGCGGGGCTCTCACCCTGGTCGCGCACCTGCACCAGACTGCGCAGCTCGCGTCCCTCGGTGTCCTTGGTGCTCCAGTCGATGCTCGCCAGCTCGCCGATTTCGGCATAGGGAGCCGTCGCCTTCACCGCTGGCCCTTCGTAAATGCCGTTCAGTTGCGGGCCCAGCGCAGTGCCAAGCGCGCCGATGATCGCGGCCTGAAACACGGCCTCGGCACTCACCGGAGCAACCCGCGAAGCAGCCCCCGGACCACGCCGATCGCGATCCGGCCGAGCAAGCTGCCGCCGCCCCGCCGGTCGCGGTTCCGCTCGCCGCGGTCGCGCATCCGGGGGTTGGTCCTGTCGTCATGCATCGGGCCGGGGTCGCGCGGCATGTGCTGTTCGGCGGTGATGCGATCGTTCTGCGTGTCGTCATTGCGTGTCATGAATGGATACTCCCGGTCAGTGTGAAACTTCGATAGGGGCGCCACAGCGCGGTGATCGCGCCGGGCGGCGGGCGCGTGGTGTCACGCTCGCTGAACAGATAGGCGGCAAGCATCACTGCGCCCTGCCGGATCGCGGGCGGGATCGCGTCCCAATCGGTGGCAAGGCCGGCGGTGACCTCCGCCGTCACGCGCACTGCCCCACCGGCATCGCGCAGCCGCAGCCAGCCCTCGCCGCGCACCAGGTCAATCTCATAACCAAGCGCGGCGAGCGGGGTGGCCACGCCATCGGCGTTCACCCCCATCACCGCCGTAATCGCGGTGACGGGCGCGAGGCCCATACGCTGCCACCCGCTTTGCACGGGCAGCGCGACCGTGACCGTGCGCGCAATCAGCATCTGGCCCAAAAACTGCTCGGCCAGCCCCAGCGCCGTCTCCGCCAGCGCCGCGAGCAGCGCGTCATGGTCGTCGCGGGCAATCGCCAGCGCCGCTTTCACCGCATCGACCGCCCGCACGCGGTCCTGCGGCTCCAGCGTCACCACGCCGGGGCCGTTCGCCACCCCGTTTGCCTCCATGGTCATCGTCTTGTTCCTCTGAAAGGGTCGCTATGGCGTGCGCGCCGCCTGAGGGTTCAGAGCAACGCAAGAATGCCCGACGCGGTCGTGCCGGTGGCGCGGACATGGCTGGGCCTGAACGGCACGATGCTGCCCGACGGGACATCGGCCCACACACTGTCGGCGCTGTCGGCTGCCCCGCGCATGGTGATGGTGCCGCCGGTGGCGACATAAAGCGCCTTCGGGATTTCGGGGAGCGCGACGCTATCGCTTGGCACAACCGCATGCGCGCGGGTGGCCGGTGCCGACACGCTATCGGCGCGGGCGGAAAAGGGATCGGTCATCACAAGTCTCCACCCCCCTCCCCACGGGCGAGGAAGGGGCGCTGCAGTTGAGGAAGGTTTAGTTCGCGGCGAACTTCATCAGCTTGATCGCCTCTGAATTGCTGACACAGCCGCCGATCCGCTTGGTCGCATAGAAAGTGACGAACGGCTTGTTGCTATAGGGATCCCGCAGGATCGCGGTTTCCGACCGTTCAGCGATCAGGTAACCGGCGCGGAAATTGCCGAACGCGATCGACAGGCTGCCCGCGGCAATGTCGGGCATGTCCTCTGCCTCGACCACGGGATAGCCGAGCAACGTGGCTGGCTGACCGGCGGCCAGGCCCGGCGACCAGATGAATGCGCCGTCGCTCGTCTTGAACTTGCGGATGCGGGCAAGCGTTGCCGAATTCATCACAAACACGGCACCCTGACGATAAGGCGCGCGCAGCGACTGGACGAGGTCGATCAGCCGGTCCTGCGGATTGGCGGCAAAATCCCCCGCCGCCCCGCTTGCGAGATATTGGAGCGTGCCGAACGCGCGGGTCGCATCGCCGGTCGCCACGGTCGGGCTGGCCAGGAAGCCGCGCGGGCGATTGGTGCCATTGCCGTTCACAAAGGCGGCCCCTTCGGCTTTGGCAAATTCAGCCGCGATTTCGCCCGCCAACCACGCCTCCACGTCAAAGGCGGCGTCGTCGAGCATCGCCTGAGTCGCGCTCGGATTGGCGTATAGCTCGCCAAAGGGCGGGGCGATTTCGGCGAAGTTGGGCGTGGCTGTCTCGCTGCGCGCACCATCCTCCGCCGCCCAGCCCGACGCGGTGCCGCCCGTCGTCACCAGTTTGCGATACCCCGCCGAGCCGACCCGCACGACATTGGCAATCGCGCGGATCGGCGAAATGGCGTTGAGCGTTGCGTCAATCACCGCATCAATTTCCTGCGGGATCGCCACCCCGCCTGCGGCATCGCTGGTCCCCGCAAATGCCTTTACCTCGGCGGTGGTGCCCGCGCGGAGATAGCCGCCAAACGCCCCGCGCCCGCCGCTGCGCGCCCCGCTCAGCATCGGGCGGTCGATGGGGCCTTTCATCGTTACAGCCTCGAAGCTCGCCTCGAGCGTATCGGTCGTCATGTCCATGTCCTTCTCCTTTGGGCAAAAAAAAGCGCGCCCCGGATGGGACGCGCCATTCAATCAAGTTTTTCGGTCTGCCGGCTTACTCAGGCACCGCTGCGAGTTAGACCTCCATAGGAGGCAGGCCTCAGCCTACCCCACATATGGTGGCCGTTAGGTTGTTTTACGCCGAGCGGCGACTTTTCCCCTTCGCTGAAACGCCTGCTCCATCCGTTCGTGAGTCGCACGAATCACAGCCGCCAGAGGATCATGACGGTCAAAGCGTTCAGTAAGCGGAGATTCCTGGCGAACCAGAACATCGAGACTGCAACTCGTGTCCATCCTAACTCTCCTTGGCTGTCGAAATTTGTTCGCGCATACGATCGAAGAATCGAGAGTTCAACTCTTGGGGAAAATAGTGTTTCCGCTGAACCCAGACGAATCCATCGGCTTGCGATATGACCGCAACGTCGATTGGACCGCCGACGGTTTCGACCCCTCTCGATACCCGACGCTTGATTGAGGTCAGGTTAACGAGAGCCTCCGCCATTTTGCCCATTTCCGACTTCGGCATGAACTCGACCATGTCTTCGATGGCTTCTTCGGATTGCTGTCGGATTGCGTCGAAGGTTTGCTCTCGGAGCGCGTCCAAGAAGGCTTCTTCCGCAGCCTTCATGTCACTCTCTATGCCACTGAGTTCATCTTCGGGCATGTCCAGTTGGGCGATCGTCAGTTCCCGGATGTGCGGGATTGATTGCTTGCAAAAATCCGAAATGCGACGCTGAATATCGTCATCTAGTCCATAGAGAAATCGGTCGACCATTTCCTTTTGCGCAAATGGTATGACCTTCGCACGGGTACCTTCTCGATCAATATCGACGTGATTGGTTTGAAAAAATCGAAGCTGACCACCGACAGAACCAAAAATCTCGAACGAGATTAATGTTGGAAAAATATCATTGCGGCCATAACCAGCTACAATAATGCCGGTATGAGCCGACCAAAGAACACGTTTTTCAAGAACTAATCGGGTTAGCTGCGTCATCGGCGCCTGATGACTATCTTCAAACTCCGGAAAATGCACCGCAATCAAATCGTTCAACACTAAATCGATCAGGCCATTGCCCGCTTGATCACCGATCGATTCAGTATCCGGGAGGCCCTCGATTGCGCGCTGCATCGTCAAAATCTGTTCATTGAGTACTCGAGCTCGGAGGGTTCTGAACCAATCCAACCCATCCTCCCCAACACCGGGCGGATTATCTTTAGAAAGCCGATCCACAAACTTAGCCTGAGCGCGATCTCTCACCACAATCAGCACGGGCTCGATCGCAGCTCGTAAAGACCTTTCGGCGAGCTTTTGAGACGCACTCGAGCCGAAAGACTGAAGATATTTCAGAAAATCTAGCGCTGCGTCCTCAACTTTGTCAAAACGACCGCATCCTGCTCTGTATCTTTTTATTAGAACGGGAAGCGGTGTCTCCATAAAATGCATATTGTTATTGATCATGATGCCTATAGCATCCTGACGCGAAAGTTCGAAAAGCTTATCCTCGGAATCATAAACCTTCTGCTGATTCTCCCCGACCGAAATGGTGACGGCACTGTCAGCAGCAAGTGCGATGGCGGTCTTGTTAAGGATCGCAATTTCAGCGGTCACTCATTCCCCCTAACTGTGTTTTGACGAGTGAATCATAAGTCAGGCCGACTGGCAATATCTCAATTTTCAAGCGGGTACTGCTCGTCGCTCGTAGGAAGCGCAAGTCGCTCAACCCTCCACCGCATGCACCCGTGCCAGCGGCTGCATCGGCTGCGCGACCAGGCTCACTTCGATCAGCGCCACATGCGTCAACTCGCGATAGTGGCGGTGCTTTACCCCGGTCGCACGGTAGCCGAACGACAGGCCGGTCACAGCGCCCGTGCGCACCCGCTCCGCAAGGGCGGGATCGTCGATCCGCCCGATCACGCGCAGCCCGCGCGCGTCCTCCGACAGCGCCTCGATCACGCCCACCGGGCGCCCCCGGTGCTGCCACAGCAGCGGCACCCGCCCCGGCGTGCCAAAGGCGCCGGCGCGCACCACATCGCCGCCACGGTCGGGATGGTCGAAAATCGCCGCATAACCCGCAAAGCGCACGCTCATTCAAACCGCCCCAGCACGCCAAACTTCACCGCCAGCCCGGCGAGCACCACTGTGCCCGCCACCTTGGCGATCCACCCCAGCGCCGCTTTCCACAGTGACGCGCGCGCATCGCGCCACAGCGCCAGCAATTCGCGCAGCTCGCTCATGTCGCGCGCCGCCGCCGGATCGTCGAGGCCAAGCCGCGCCAGCGCCCGCTCAGCCGCGAGCGACCCCGCTTCCTCCGCCAGCGCGCGCAGCGTCGCCAGGTCCGCACCCGCTGCCTGCCCCTGCGCCATCAACTGCGCGAGCAATGCCCCGTCACTCATGCCCCGCCTCCCTCTCGCGCGTGTCGGTCGCAAACCCCAGCATCGCCCGCTTTTCCGCAAGCGTCAGGAAATCGGCATCGCTTACCTGCGCCCATAACCGCTCGCGATCCTCCGCCAGCGCTGTCACCCGGTCGAGATCGACGCGAAGCGCGGCCCCCGGCATCCACCCGGCAAGCGCCTGCGTCAGCCCGGCAAAAATCGTCTCGGCGAGCGGCAAAATCGCCAGCCGCCACAGCGCCCGGTTCGCCTCACGGTAATTGGCATAGCTTGCGTCACCGGGCAGGCCGAGCAGCATCGGCGGCACCCCGAACGCGGTCGCGATTTCGCGCGTTGCCGCTTCCCGCGTCCCCGCAAAGTCGAGATCGGCGGGCGAGAGGCTGAGCGGTTGCCACTTCAGCCCCCCTTCGAGCAGCATCGGTCGTCCGGCATTGCCGGTGCCGGTAAAGCTCGCCTCGATATCGGCGCGCAACCGCTCAATCTGTTCGCGCGACAGCGTCGATCCGTCGCCCGGATCATAGACCAGCGCGCCGGACGGGCGGGCGGCATTGTCGAGCAGCGCCTTGTTCCAGCGCTGTGCCGCATTGTGCACGGCAATCGCGCCCGCTGCCGCGCCCAGGCACCCCAACCCATAATGATCGTCAAGCGGGTTGAAACTTTTGAGATGCACCACCTGCGGCCGCCCGCCCGCATCTTCGCCGGTAAGGCGCATCACCTGCTCCCCCACCCGATAGTCATAGGCGACCGGCCAGCCGCGCGCATCGGGCGCCACCCGCACCCGCTCCGGGCGCAGCGCGAACAATTCGGCCGCTGCGCCGTCGCAGTCTGTCACGATCTGGACATAGGCATTGCCATGCAGCATCAGCTGTGCCGCAACCGTCTCCACCAGCGCCTGCCCGCCCGACCGCGCGCCCACCAGCCGCAGCAGCGCCGGGTCCGACGCGGCAAGCGGCGCGCTCCCCACGCCTTCGGCCACCAATCGCACACAGCGCTGGGCAATGGCGTTGCGGGCATAACCCTCGCGCACCTGCGCTTCATAAGACGCGGGCCATTCGCCAAGCGCGGTGCCCATGGCGTGCCCATGAAACGACGCCGCATAACGCGATAAAGCCGGACGGAATTTCTCCCGCCCGGCCGCCTTCCAGCCGAAGATTTTCATTGTTTACTCCCGGTATCGCCGCACGCTGGGCGTTATCGTCTCCGCCGTCCAAACCAGATCACGTGGCGTGCGCCCTTGCCGCTCGCGCGCGCCCGCACCACCACTTCGTCGACCTCGAATCCCGCCCGCCCCAGCGCCTTTGCGAACGCCGGGTCTGCCGCTGCCGACCAGATCGCCAGCACCCCGCCGGGCGCCAAAGCCGCGCGCGCCGCCGCCAGCCCAGCCGCTGAATAAAGCCGGTCATTGCCCCTGCGCGTCAGCCCGTCGGGGCCATTGTCGACATCGAGCAGGATCGCATCCCACGCGCCCGGTCCTTGCGCAATCACCGCGCCGACATCCGCCACCGCCACTGTCACCCGGCGATCATCAAGGCAGCCGGCGGCAAAATCCGCCATTGGCCCCTTCGCCCAGGCGATGACCGCGGGCACCAGCTCGACCACCGTCACTTGCGCGCCCGGCCCCAGCCGCCCCAGCACCGCGCGCAGCGTAAAGCCCATGCCATAACCGCCGATCAGCACCCGCGCATCCGCTCCCACCCGCTGACAGGCCATCGTGCCGAGCGCTTCTTCGGAGCCGCTCATCCGGCTCGACATCAACTCTTCACGCCCCAGCATGATGAACCAGTCGCCGCCGCGCCGTACCAGCCGCATCTCGCCGCCGCCGGGCACCTGCACCGTGTCGATCGTCTCACGCGGGATCATCGGCCATCGCCTCGGGGTGCGGCGGGATGCCGGGCCGCCGGGCTATAGCGGCGCGCGCCGTCCTGCGATAGGATACATATATGGCTCACGCCTCACCCGCTTTCTTGATCGCGCTTGCCGTCTTGTTCGGCGTGCCGCTGATCGGCCTTGGCTATTTCTTCGTTGATGAGGACAGCGCGAAGCAGCGGCTGGGCTGGATCGGTCCCTATCTTGTCTATCTCGTCCCGCCCTACTGCGCGGTAATCGGCGGGATTGGCGTGGCAACCAATGACCCGCACACCGCGCTGTTCGGCTTTGCCGCCGCCGCCTTCAGCGCTTTTCCCGCAGTCAGCGCCTGGCGCAAGCGCGGGCGATAACGCCGCTCCCCTCACAACCGCTGCACTCCCGCCGCCCCGCGCGTGCCCAGCATCAGCGCGGTCAGCGCCCAGACCAGCGCGTCGGCCCGGTCGGGCGAGCGCCCCGGCCCGGCATAGCCGCCGCCCGCGATCAGCCCGCACAATTCATCCTCCAATGCCGGGAATGCGCCCGCATGGCGCACCCGGCCCGCTTCATACAGCGCGGCAACCGGCTCGGCCCGCGCAGTCTTGCCCCGGCTGGCATGGACCAACGTGATCGGCAGCGCGGCATCGGCCGCGATCAGCACGCTGCGCACCATCGCCCCGCCGTTGTTCGCCTCCGCCACCACCCGGTCTGCGGCGTGGCGGTGCGCGCAGTCGGCGACGGCGCGTGCCCATTGTTCGGGCGATGCGCCCGCGATGCTCGCATCCTCGACCACATAGCCCAGCCCGTCTTCGCCCAGCGCCACCGCGACAATCCCGCACGCATCGCCGCCGATGCTTGCCGACGGGTCCACGCCGATCACCACCCGCGCCGTCGGTGGCACCGTGCGGCACCGCGCCGCGTCGATCCGGTCGCGCGTCCATAGCGCACCGGGCACGTCATCGATCAACTCACCGTCCAGCTCCTGCCGCCCCAGCCGCGTGCCCGCATAATCGGCCATCATTGCCGCCACAAAAGCGGGGGACAACAGCGTGTTGTCGGTCATCCGCCCCGTCACCGTCACCGTGCCGGCGGTATCGCGGAGCCGCTTGAGCAGTGCGATCGGGCGCGGCGTTGTCGTCAACAGCGCTTGCGGGGTCGCGCCCAGCCGCAAACCCATCGCCAGATTGTCCCATGTCGCCTGCGGCCAGGCCCATTTGGCGATTTCGTCGCCCCAGGCGTGGCTATGCTGGCCCCCACGCAACCCATCGGGGTTTTCGCCCGAATACACAAACGCCTGCGCCCCCGACCGCCAGCTCAGCCGGCCGAGCGAGGGTTCCCATCGCGGTCGGCTCGCCGCCGGGCTGATGCTCAGAATACCGCTCTCGCCCTCCACCATCACGCGGCGCACCTCCGCCACGGTCGCGCCGACCAGCGCGATCCGCGCGCGCCCGTCGCGCTCGGCGATGCTGCGCACCCATTCCGCCCCGGCGCGGGTCT